TGGCCGGGGCAGCGGATGATCCCTACCCCGTTCCCCCCCCCGCCGCCAATGCGGCGGGGACAAGTACCAACTTTGACCTGACGCTCTACTACGGGCTGCTGACGCTCATCACCGACCGGACAGCGGAAGACGTGGCGCAGAAGACCGCGAAGGGCTTTTACAACGCCACGGACCTCAACCGGGTAGGCGCAGCGGTGGAGTATGTGGCGGGGCGGTTCCAGGCGCTGGGCTATGATTGCCCCATGTCGGTAAAAAAGGACTGGTCCGAATCGGACACACCCACGGCCAGCCAGATGGAGACGTACCGGCAGAACATTGCCACCCTGCGGCGGCAGATCGCAGTGATGCAGTCTACGCCGGAGACGCCGGAGACGATTCGGCAGCTGAATTACATCCGAGCCAACAATATCGAGCAGATCTTACTTGACCTTGATGCACTGATCGACAAACTCATGAAATCGTGGTACTTCTCCGGCGAGCTGTACGCCGGAGAAGTTTGAAAGGAGAATGGTATGCAAGACAGAGTATCTTTGTATCCGGGCCGGGTAAAGCTGACGCCGGTGCCCGGGCAGGAAAACACCTTCGACCTGGTCCGCGCTGACCAGCCGACGCAGGAAGGCACGCATTTGAACAAGGCGAGTTTGCTCAAAGACAAAACAGCGGAATCTTTTGGACTCGGGTCCGATTCCTTTCCGGATGATGTTTTGCAAATACTTTCTCGATTGCACACACATCTGGGCGATGATTATTTATGGCGAAAGCAATCAATTTCCGGCGTACTCAAAGAGGCCACGGAGCTTAGTTCGCTTGGTAGAATGCCAGAAGATGTTACAATCTACTACTATGATTCTGTGCAGCTAGATTTGGCTAACAAAAAAATTGTGGGGGTTGGAGAGCACAAAGTTGCAAATCAGTCCAATGGATCCGTTGAATGGGACAAGGTTATTGGAAAATACATGCTGTATCCATGGGTCGAGGATCCGTGGCCCGCAAATACCTTTTATCGAGTTACTAAACGCGACCCACCCTACGATGCCATTTTTGAAGCATATGCACAATACTCGGAGTTCACTTTAGGCCCTGCACAGTATCTCAATTCTCCGAATGCTGATGCGTATCCTAGCGGCGTTGTAGGTGGCATTCAGTATGATGCGCTGGGAAAGATAGGCGACAAGTTGCAAATACAGACTGGAACCTACGTAGGCTCTGGCGTATATGGGGAGGAAAATCAAAACAGTTTAACATTTAATTTTGTTCCAAAAATCGTCATTGTGATGCAGCAAGACTGTGCAACTCTAGGGGATCAAGCTACTTTTATGTACATTGGCCAGCCGAGTCGTGCAAGTGCTAAACGATTTACGTTAGACAACAAAACACTATCCTGGTATACTTCGAGGTCGGCAAGCGATCAATGCAATGATTCTAATAGTGTTTATTATTACGTTGCTATTGGATAAGGAGGGAGAAAGTGAAATGACCATCATTGAACTTGCACCGTTGAAAAACGGAGCTCACCGCAATCAAACTACCAGTGGGCTGTTGCCTGTTCCAAATGGCTGGGCCGTTATTCCGGAGGAAATGGCGATACCGGAGACTTTTCCCTTTGTGGGGGTAGAGGCTCAAGCCGGTATCGTGACGGCCCTGACACCGGGCACTGTGCCGAAACCGGAATCGGAACCTATACCAACGATGAACGAGCGGATGGAAAAGCTGGAAAACGAGAACAGCAAGCTGAAAAGTCAGCTCCAAATGCAGGCACAGCAACAGGAGTTTTTGGAGAACTGCCTTTTAGAGATGGGTGATGTTGTTTATGCGTGAGTTTTTGGCAGAAACTGCCTTAAACCTATATTTCAATTTACAGAAAGGAAGCAGTGAAATGATGGCTATGTTGTATGCGAGCAAAATTTGCATGGAGGCAATCAACACCAAGACGAAAAAGCCTTGGGAGTTTGCGGATGTGCCCCCGAAGCTGAAGCAGCAGGTGGCGGACATCCTCATCAACGAGTGCGGCCTGCCGGAGCTGGTACCTGCGGAGTTTGGGGGCACCGCGAAGGCGGAGTAACAAAAAGCCGCCCATCGGGCGGCGCAGAAAATTGACAAAGCAAGGCGGATCGTGTATGATGGGGTTCGCCAGTAAGAGCGGTACGGTTGTTTCCCCGTAAAGGGGGTGACCGCATGAGCACAGCAGAAACCATTGCGTTACTTATGCTTGTGATTGCGGCTATCAAATTAGGCCTTGACCTAAAGAAATAACCGCCACCTAAATCGGCAGCGGCTTTTCTACGGATTCTAAATCTGTTGGGGAACGACCTGCACCGACCAAAGTGAGCCGTCCTTACTGGCCCTATTATATACATGCCCACGCCGCTTTGTCAAGGATGACAAGGCGGCTTTTTTTAATCGGAAAGCATATAGACGCCTTAAAACTGCAACTTTTAAGGAGTGTGTTATGACGGAGACGATAATCTGCGCCCTCATCACAGGGGGGCTGACGCTGATGGGCGTATTGATCGCCAACGGCAAACAGCAGGCGATCACCGATACGAAACTGGACGAGCTGACCCGCGAAGTGCGGGAGCACAACAGTTTCGCCCAGCGGGTGCCGGTGATCGAGGAACAGATCAAGGGAATCAATCACCGGATCGAGGATCTGGAGCATATCAGTGAACGATGAAAGGAGAACGCTATGGAAACCATCAAGAAACGGCTGGGGAATCTGCTTGCGGTGAAGTCTCTGGTGACCATCACCCTGACGGTGGTGTTTGCGGTGCTGGCCCTGCGGGAGAGCATCAGCGGCAGCGAGTTTCTGACCATCTTCACGGTGGTCATCGGCTTTTACTTCGGCACCCAGAGGGTGGCCGAGGACAAGAACAGTTGAAAACGGTTGGAGAATCAACCGAATTTTGAAAGGAGTACATATTATGGAAAAGAAGTTTGCTGACATTATCAATGAGGGCTGCAAGGCTGGCAAAACCATCGAGGCCATCAACGCAGAGCTGAAGGAGGCCGGTGCCAACTTCCACCTGAATCCCGACGGCGGCGTGGCCAACTGGACCGAGGCGGAGATGGCCGAGGGCTTCATCCCCGCCGAGAAGGAGCCGGAGGACGTGAAGCACCTGCATGACTACATGCGGCGTGACCCCGCCAAGGCCAACACCGAGGAGGAGGTCTGGGTCCCGGAAGGCCATTACCGCATTACCTTTGACGAGGACGGCCACGCCACCAAGGCCGTGAGAATCAATGGTTGATACGTTTGACTGCGCCCGTGCGCAGATCTACCACAACACCGGCAAACTGACCCCGGCCCAGATCAAGGCCAAGACCGGCTGCACCCACATCATCAACGGCTATCTGTTCAACGGGAAGTTCCAGCCGGTGGGCTGGACGGTGATTGACGGCAAGATCATCAGCCGGGACAAATACCAGGACTGGGGTGTGTCCATCGGCAGTGACGGCAAGCCGCAGATGCTGACGGACCGGGGAGAATCTTTCCTCTCCGGCGTCCCGATCCTCAAGGCCGGGTCCAAGCTCTACCGGGGCCTGACCGCCGACGTGGCCCGGCCTGCTGCCCGGACGGCGGTGGGCTGGATGCCCAACGGCAAGGTATGCCTGTGGTGCGACAAGACCAGCCTGACCCGTGAGCAGCTCCAGAACAAGCTGCTGGGGCTGGGCGTGGTGGATGCCCTCATGCTGGACGGCGGCGGATCCACCCAGGGCATCTTCCCCGGCGGGAAGGTGACCAGCACCCGGAAGGTGCCCACGCTGCTGCTGTTCTGGGAGCGGTCGGCCAAGGGGGAAGATCAAGCCCTCGTATGGGGCAAGGCTCACGGCCTGCTGACGGACGCCAACGCCGGGGAGACCGTGACCCGCGCCGACATGGTTCGGGCGCTGTATCAGATCTGGGGGGATAACCATGGTTGAGATCCACGCTTACAGCAAAGCCGCCTCCGGGGGCAAGCAGCTCTCCGCCCATTTTAAGGTGCGGGAGTTTGCGTGTGGAGACGGGTCTGACGCTGTTTTGGTGGCTCCCCGGCTGGTGATGGTGCTTGAAACCATCCGCGCCCACTTCGGCGCTCCGGTGGTGATCCAAAGCGCCTACCGCACGCCGCAGTACAATGCCAAGGTGAACGGTGCGGCCCACAGCCAGCACTGCTATGGCATGGCGGCGGATATTTCCGTCAAGGACCAGAAGCCGGAGACGGTGGCGGCCTTCGCCCGGTCGATTATGCCAAACTGGGGCGGCGTGGGCGTGTACGCCAAGAAGGGCTTTACCCACATCGACGTGCGGGAGAAACGCTCCGACTGGACGGGCTAAACTACTGAGAGGAGGGCCAGAAGATGGCAACATCCACGCGGAAACGCGCTCTGCAAGTCTGGGGAACCCATGGAAAAAACAAACAGAG